TAGAAATGTTCATTACATAGGAAATGACCCTAATACTGAAAACTACATTGAAGAAATTGGAAAAACTCGTTACGAATATCTTGCCGAATTCTTTAACAATAAAGTACCTGGTGCGGCAAATCCTTTTTGGGGACACGCTAATACCTACGAAATATTTACAACGGGTTCAGAAGTTATTTCAGATGATGAAAGATTCCAAAAGTATAAGGGTAAATTAGATTTCGCATTTACTTCACCACCGTATTTTGATAGAGAAAGATATTCGGATGATGATACACAATCGTTTAAGAAATTCGGAAACTATGAAAGTTGGAGAGATGGGTTCTTAAGACCAACACTAACAACAATTTATGAATATCTTCGTAATGATAGATATGTTTGTTGGAATATCGCTGATATTAAAGTTGGACCTGATAAATTCTATCCATTAGAACAGGATAGTATTGATATACTTACCCAATTAGGATGTGAGTATAAAGGCAAATTAAGAATGACAATGAGTCCAATGACCGGAATGGATTTATCAAAGGCAAAGAATAGCATGCAGATAGAAGGACAATTTTACAAATACGAACCAATTTTTATATTTTATAAGCCATAATGTACCAAAACATATTTTTCGAAAGACAAAAAAATTTAATACACCTATGGGATGACACGTTAGGGTATCGCACATTTCCATATCAGAGATATGCTTATGTTAAAGACCCTAACGGCCAACATCAATCGATGTATGGTGATAAATTAACCAAAGTGTTTAAATGGGAAAAGGATAGTGGAGAAGAACTGTTTGAATCAGATGTACCTGAAACTACTAGAGTTTTAGTTGACCTATATGGCGATGATGTGCCATCAAAAGGGCATATCGTTTTAACATTTGATATCGAGGTAGAAATGATAACAGGACTTCCAAGTATTGAAAAAGCCGAAAATGAAATTACTTCAATCGCGGCATATGACAACGCTTCAAAAGAATATCACGTATTTGTTGTTGATAAGAAACAAAAAGTAAAAGGTAAATCATTTAATAAAAATGGTAGAGATGTTCATATGCATGTATATGATGATGAACATGGTCTTATTATGGGATATCTAACTTATTACGAAGGTGTTAATCCAACAATATGGACGGGTTGGAATATTGATTTCTTTGACGTTCCATATCTTTTCAATCGTATTAAGAATGTATGTGGTGAAAGACACGCAAGTCGTCTTTCTTGTATAGGTAAGACATATTGGTCACCATACCGTAATCGTTATAGCGTTGCTGGTGTGAGTATTATGGATTATATTGGTTTATATAAACGTTATAACTTTGGATTAGAGAGTTCATATACACTTAATCATATTGCAACAAAAGAATTAGGCAGAGGTAAGATTGAATATGAAGGAAGTTTGGATGACTTATTTGAAAATGATTTGGAAAAGTTTATCGAGTATAATATTGTCGATGTTGAATTGATAGTAGAGATGGATGCGAAATTACAATTTATAGATTTATCTAGAGCGATTTGTCATTCCGGATTTACTCCATATGAAGATTATATCTTTTCATCAAAGTATTTAGAAGGAGCATGCTTGGCTTATCTTAAAAAGAAAGGATTAGTAGCACCAAATAAACCAAAGAATCACAAAGATAAACTTGCAGAACAAACTGAAGCTGGTGAAGAAAAATTCATTGGGGCATATGTAAAAGAACCCATCGTTGGAAAGTATGATTGGATATATGATTTGGATTTAACATCCCTATACCCATCAATCATTATGACCTTAAACATTAGTCCTGAAACAAAGGTTGGTAAGATTGCCGATTGGAATCCTGAATCTTGGGTTAGAGGAGAAGATAGGCAATATACGATAGTAGGGAAAACAAAAGAATTTTCATATAACCGAAAAGAATTAGAAGAAGTTATTGCCGATAATCAATTGGGAGTTGCTGCAAATGGAGTATTATACACTCAAAAGAAACCGGGTTTGATTGCTGATATCTTGGATAATTGGTTCAAACAAAGAGTTGAGTTCAGAAAATTGGAAAAAAAGTATGGAGAGGCGGGTGATACTGAAAAATATGAGTTCTATGGCAAACGTCAATTAGTACAAAAGATTCTTTTAAATTCGATGTATGGTGTATTGGGATTAGTTGCATTCCGTTTCTATGATATAGATAACGCAGAGGCAGTTACAATTACTGGACAAACTGTAATTAAGAAAACCGCTGAGATGGCTAATCTCAAATATCAGAAAGAATTGGGTACAAAGGAAGATTATAATGTTTATATTGATACTGACTCAATTTATATGATGGCCGAACCATTGGTGAAACATAGATATCCGGAATATAAAACGTTTGAGCAAAATAGAATGGCGCAAGAAGTAAATATTATTGCAGATGAAACGCAGGCATTTTTAAATTCGTTTTATGACCTATTAGCCGAAAGATTTTTTTGTATTCCAAAAGACAAACATAGATTTGAGATTAAAAAAGAATATATTAGTAAAGCTGGATTTTGGGTAGCAAAGAAACGATATGCACAATGGATGATTTTGAAAAATGGAATACCATGTGATAAGTTGGATGTTAAAGGATTAGACGTAGTTAGAAGCTCATTCCCCAAAGCGTTTCAGGATTTTATGGCTCAGATGTTAAAAGATATCCTAATGGGTAAAACGAATCAAGAGATAAATGAATCACTTTTAGAATTTAAAAAGAATTTACCAACCCTACATATTAATAAAATCGCTAAAGGCGGAGCTATTAAAGAATTAAGTAAATATGATAAAGGTAAATGGAGAAAGGATAGTGGGTTGGCAATTGCTAACTTTGAAAAAGGAACACCTGCGCACGTTAAGGCCGGAATCACTTATAATCGATTACTTAAATTCTTTGAGTGTCCGTTTAAACACGAACCAATTAGAGATGGTGAGAAAGTTAAGTGGGTATATCTCAAAAGCAATCCATTAGGAATCGAAACCGCTGCATTTAGAGATTATAATGACCCAAAAGAAATTTTAGATTTTATAAATCAATATGTTGATAGAGATGGAATTTATAAAGCGGAATTAGAAAATAAATTAAATGATTTCTATGGTGCATTGAAGTGGGAAATGGCATCGGCGGATTCTCAAAATGCAAAAAAGTTTTTTGAATTCTAAACTTTTTTTCGTATATTTGTATAAATAAACAAACAAACAATAAAATTATGGCAAAAAATAAAAAAGTAAAAAAACAAGAAGTGGTTGAAATACAACCATTGGAACAATTGGGTGAAATTAAATTACGCGAACCTGAAAAATTAGAAAATTGTGAGTGGTGTTTTCAATTCGATGAAGATGAACCTCAGATATTTGCTTGGACTGGTGAAAATGATAGTAATGACGAAGAACCTAAAGTAATATTCACTATTGCAAATACAAAGGAATCGTATATTACATTTACTCACAAAAGCGGCAAATCATTTAAATTATTCGCTAGAGAATTGACAGATGAAGGTAAACAACTTAGAAATAAACAATTGGAATTAACAAAACAAAATTTAGAAAATGAAAGTGAGAATAAAGAAGCTTAATCCATTAGCAACGATACCAACATACGCTAAAGAAGGCGATGCTGGAATGGACTTGGTGGCAACATCAATTATATCAGATACACCGGAGCAAATAACATATGGGTTGGGTATAGCATTAGAAATACCTGAAGGATTTGTGGGATTGATATTTCCTCGTTCATCGATTAGAAAGACAGGTTTACAATTAAGTAATTCGGTTGGTGTAGTTGATAGTGGATATAGAGGAGAATTGCAAGCTACATTCAATAAATTATTTGGTGGTGAGGCTATGTACGATGAAATGAAAGTGAATAGTGCATCTCATACTAATATTAATGATTGGTATAAAGTAGGTGATAGAGTTTGTCAAATTATGATTATCCCACATCCTACTGTAGATTTAATTGAAGTAGATGAATTATCGGAAACGTTAAGAGGTGAAGGTGGATTTGGTTCAACTGGAAAATAAAAAAATAAAATATGTTTGAATATAAACAAGAAGAAATAACCCATTCTTTATGGGTAGAAAAATATAGACCATCTAAATTAGATGATTATGTAGGTAATGAGCATTTAAAAGGTAAAGTAGCGGGTTATTTGGAAACCGAAGACGTACCACACTTATTATTATTTGGAAAAGCCGGTACTGGTAAAACAACATTGGCAAAATTAATTGTAAAATCAATTGAATGTGATTATATGATTATCAACGCATCTGATGAGAACAACGTTGAGACTGTAAGAAATAAAGTAAAGAACTTCGCATCATCAATGGGATTTAAAAAATATAAAATTATTATATTGGATGAGTTTGATTATATGACACCAAACGCACAAGCTATCTTAAGAAACTTGATGGAAACATTTTCAGCACATTGTCGCTTCATTTTAACGTGTAATTACATTGAGAAAATCATTGAACCAATTCAAAGCCGTTGTCAAACTTTTCAAATTATCCCACCAACTAAGAAAGATGTTGCAATGCAGATGAGTAAAATTTTGAAAGCGGAAGGAGTTGAATTTGATATTAAAGATTTAGTTCCAATTATAGATTCTTGTTATCCAGATATCCGTAAATCAATCAACACTTGTCAATTAAATTCTCTTAAAGGAAAATTGCATGTAGATATTCAAAATCTTTTAGATAATGATTATAAGATGAAAGTTTTGGAAATACTTAAATCAAAGGATGATAAGAGAAATAAATACATGAAAGTAAGACAGACAATTTTGGATGCAAAAACAACTGATTTTACGGAATTATTTACATTGTTATACGATAAAGTAGATGAATATGCGGGAGAAAATACTTCCAATGTTATTCTTGTATTAGGAGATGGTGTAAGTAAATCAGCAGTAGCAATTGATAAAGAAATTATCGCAGCAGCTACATTAATTCAAATTTTAAATATTATTTAACATGGCTAACATTTTAGGAGCAGGTGGACAACCAATCGGAGGACAAGAAGAAAAACCAATTCCATTAGAAAAAACAGAAGCAATCGGATGTAAGAAATGTGGTGGTGAGATTTTCGTACAAGGGTTTGGATTCCGTAAGATTTCAAAGTTATTAACTGGTAAACCAAAAGATGAAGTACTGCCGGTTGAACTATTCCTTTGTGGGGATTGTGGTGAAGTACTTAATGAATTATTACCTCCGGGTTTAAAAGTAGAAGACTAATGGCAAAAGGATTATTTGACCATATTAACGCAATAACAAAAGACCAGGACCCAAAGTATTGGGATAAGTTAGATGATGCGGATAAAAAGACTTGGAGTAATTGGTTAATCATTCGTTATATGTCTATGAATCCGGATTGGATTGAAACGATAGCGGAAATACAACCATACATACAAGAAGCCCCACCTCGTGCAGTTTATAAAGCATTGATTGGAATTTTACCAAAAGGTAAAACATATCTTAAATACATGAAAGGTAAATCCGTTAAAGATTATGACCAATGGATTATTGATTTAGTAGCCAAATGGTTTGGAATTTCAACCAATGAGGCCTCCGAATATCTTGATATATTATACGAAAGTGCAATAGGTCGAGAAGAAATTAAACGAATCGCAGAGGCGTATGGTACTGACCCTAAGTTAATTACTAAGTTAAAACTCAAAGTTTAATTTGGTAATATCACCATTTTTTCGTATCTTTACATAAATAAACATAATGGCAAAAGTATCATTTTCGCAGTACTCAATGTGGAGTAACTGCCCTCATCAATATAAGTTAAACTACATAGATAAGTTAGGTGAAAGTTCATCTAACATCCATACAATCTTTGGTAGTGCTATGCATGAAACTATTCAACACTACTTATCGGTAATGTATGGTGTTTCCAAAAAGCAGGCTGATGAAATTAGTATGGATGGTCTCTTATTGGAAAATATGAGAAAATCGTATAAGGGAGAAGTTGAAAAAATGAGTGAAGGAACTCCTTGTACCCAAGAACAATTAGAAGAATTTTATGGAGATGGTAGAAGGATACTTACGTGGTTTAAAAAATATTCTAGTAAATTTTACTCAAAGAGTGGATTTGAATTAGTAGGTATTGAGATTCCATTAAACGCAACCATTAAAGAGGGTGTGCATTTTATTGGATTCATAGATATCGTATTGAGAGATTTGGCATCTAATGAAATTATTATTATTGACCTTAAGACATCTACAATGGGATGGAATCAATACCAAAAAGCGGATAAGATGAAGAACTCTCAAATTCTTCTTTATAAAAAGTACTATTCAGAATTATTTAATATTTCTTTAAACAAAATTAGAGTAGAATATCAAATTCTTCGTAGGAAATTACCCGAAGATTCCGCATTTCCGATACCGTATATTTCAAAACACATTCCATCAAATGGAGCACCATCGGTAACCAAAGTATATGATGAATTTATGGCATTTATTAATACCGTATTTGATGATGAGGGTAAGTTTAGGGATATCCCATTTCCTAAAGTACCTGGTCCCGCTAAAAAGAATTGCAAGTTTTGTGAGTTCGGAAATAGGGGAATATGTGATAAACAGGCTACAAAATAAAAAATTATGTTTTTTTTATTTTATTATATTTATATATACAAATATATTTATAATGAATCAAGACAACACAAAACTAACAACTGTGAAAATACTGAAAGATGTATATTCATCATTTAAAAAGGTTTCTTTCGATTCGGATGTTACACTTCAAAAGCTGGTAAATAGAACAGTAGAGAGATATGTAAAAGACGATGAGTTTAGAAAGGAAATGAATGAATACCTACAATTACAAATTTCAGGTTCACAATTTTAAGAAACAAAATAAGTTATGGCAAAAAAGAAAATCCTTTTACTTTCGGATGATTTAAGAATGGCAAGTGGTATCG